TTTGAGGTACGCGACGAGAGTGGTGGACTGAGATGTTATGATTTGGATCAGGTTATTATACATCCAGCCGTAATTAAACATAAGAAGACATTAGACAAAATGCACCGCACCGCGGAGAAAATTGCTAAGCAGAAAGAACGCGACGCGAAGCGTAGCGCTAAACCGAAACCGGAATCAACAGGGAAACGGGGTAGACCAGCACTAGACCCAGCACTTAAGGCAGCACGCGACGCCGAGAAAATAGCTAAATCGGAACGTAGTGGTGGTAAACGTGGCCGTCCAAAATCAGATAAAACACCAATCGTTAAGGCTAAAACAGGGGGTAAACGCGGCCGACCAAAAGTAAGCGACGCTGTTATTGCGAGTCGTGTTGCAGCGAAAGCAGCGACTCGTGTCCGTACAGGGGGTAAACGTGGACGACCTAAATCAAATCGTAGGTAGGCCAAATTGTGTTCATATATTTGTGTTACACAAAAATTAAAATATATGCCAAAAGAATTAGACGAAGAACTAACACAACTAAACTACATGGAAAAGTTAGCTATTATCAATGCTAATGTTAAACATTTGGTTGACTACTACGATGACAACAATATGATGGATATGATTCCTGATTATGTTTGGGGTTACATTCTTAAAATTGAAAAATATAGTAAATAATTTGAAGCGGGGCAAAACCCGCTTCTTATATTTACGTTATAAAATTAATAAGTATGTATAGTTTAAAATGTGATTATTACGGAGCCGAATTTACCTGCATTGGTGATTTGATTGCTCATATTATGATTTCAGGTATGGATCCTGATTATGAAATTACTAAAGATGGTAAATCGATAGGTCAAAAAGCCATTGATTATATTTCATTTTAGTGGGGTGGGGCAGGACCCAATTCATATCTTCATGTTATAAAATTAAAAAATATGAAAGAATTAAGTAAAAGAAGTAAAAAAATTGTAGATAATTGTATTATTAAAATTTATAATAATGAATTAAGTATAGGTGAAGTATATAATAAATGTGTTAAATATTATGGGAATAGTGCATTTTGTTATTTTATAGATGAATTAGAAAGATTAAATATGTGTTATATAAGTGAAGGTATATTAGAAGAAAATAATAGATGTGATTGGAAAAATTAATTAAATAAAATAGGGTGGGGCAAAACACAATTTATATCTTCACGTTATAAAATTAATAGTTATGATAACATTTGAACAATTAAAAGGCATATTATGTCAGGGCGAAGTAGAAATACAATACGATAATGAAGTACCTGATTCTGTTATTGGTGAAACAGAAAATAAATTTGAAAGGGCAAATACATTGCTCGACCTAGTTAACATTTATGAAGATATGGGTTATGAAACACACACTGCCCATGAAGTAATTGTTAATACTATGATGCAATTAGCAACATTAGATTAGGCAGCGTTTCGTTTATATATTTACGTTACACAATTAAAAATTAAAAAATATGAAAGTTACACAAACGTTATTAATGGTTATGGTCGAAGTTCCGGTCCAAGTAGGTGAATTAAAATGTAAAGCACAAATGCAAGTTTGTAGAACACTTGGCACATTAAATGAGCCCAATGAAGGGGAAGATGAAATTGAATTTGCAGATATAAGTGATATTACATATATGGGCATACCAATTGAAGGTTATAATAATTGGAGAAAGTTTAAGCAATTTCATTTGGAAATGGGAATTGATTGGGACAAGGCCCTTGCCCAAAAAATAAATGAAATGACAAATGATATTATAGAAGAAGTTAATGTAAGTTACTAAGTAAAAATGAGGCGGGGCAAAACCCGCTTCATACATTTACGGTACACAAATAAAAATTAAAAGTTATGAAATTAGAATTAGCGATTACAAAGGAAAGAGTACCTTACTTAGTAGAAGAATTAGGTGAAGATCGTATTGAAGTTAGAGAATACAATGACAACCAAGATTTAATCATATTTGAAGTGAATGATGGTATGGATGTATTATGTATATTTCATGCTGGGATTAGGTTTGGTAGTGATAGTATGAGAAACGCTGTAGTGAGATAATTAGTCGAGGCAGAATTAAGTTCCGATATTTACAATACACAAATAATAAATAAATAAAACAAAAGGTTATGTCAAAAAGTACAACAGTAAAAAACACAGGTAAAAGAGGTCGTCCAACAGTAAGTAATTCAGCTCGTCAAGCGCGTTTAGCAGCAAGAGCGGCTCGCGTAGCAGCGGGTGGTGAAGTAAAGCGTGGTAGACCCGCTAGTCAAGGTTCAGCACGTCAAGCGAAATTAGCAGCTCAAGCAGCTAGAATCGCAGCTGGTGAAACGATTAAGCGTGGTCGCCCAGCAAAAGCATTGATCGTTGAATCAGTAGCTTAATTAAAGTGGGTGGGGCGTAGCTCCACCCATATATTTACCACACAAATAAAAGTTATGATAAATATACTAATAGAATTTCTATTTGGGGTTAAAGTCGTGGGTGAACCAATCAACATGGAATATGGCGTTGAGCAACCTAAACGCACCGTACAACCTCCGTCTAAGTTACCCGAGTTCGAATGGTGTCAACACGTACGATTCGGAAGCCTACACAACGTAGTGCAACGCGTCCACTTGTAGGGCAATGTCCCGTTCATATATTCACGGTATAAAATTAAATGATATGAATAAGAAAGAAATTAAGAACATGATTACAAGGACAGTATGTCAGTTCGTTAGTGATTTAGGTTACAGTGTTGACGATGATGGGTTTCATGGTTCATTAACATTCCAAAAACACGGCTCATCAATTGATGATTCAATCGAATGGAATCGTAGTTACCAAGATGCAATATGCCTTAATTGGGCGAGCGATGAAGCTAAAGCCGATTGTGAGGCGATTAACGAGTATATGAAATCAATAATCATATATTGGGAAGCTCAATATACACCGAAACGTGCCGTGGCATAGTTCGGTTCGTATATTCACGGTATAAAATTAATGAGTATGAAACAAAAGATGATTAAAGCGTACCACATCGAGCATGATGGATGCTATAGTAACATAGTAGTAATCAACACACATAAAGAACACGTTGATAATTACCACACTACGTTCTTCAAATTAGCAGACGCTAAACGTGAGTTATTGAGTAGCCTAAAGTTACATATAGATGAATACACATATGCTGCTAAACGTATTAGAGCGATTAATAACGAAACAGTACCTCAACGCGCTACGGCAGAGTAACAATCGTATATTCACGTCATGATAAAATTAAAACGTATGAAACAAACAGTAAGTAAAACAGGTGCTGCGTTATTAGCAGTATGGGCAGTAGTAATGGTAGCAGTAATAGTAATTGGAGCTGGATCAGACGGTCCGATTGATGGCCCTGAACTCATTAACGCATGGACGTTCTACGGGTTCGTATTAGGTTTACCTACAATATCAGTTGCAATGATGAGATGGGGTGGTCAGAAATAAACACATATATTCACGTCATAATAATAATGATATGAAACAAATAACAACACAACCAGTAGTAACATTTCAAGTAGGTGATCGCGTTCAATTCAACAGATCAATTAACGATCGAGGTATGAGTATGTGGTTAAACACTGAGTACGGTATCATAATTAAAATGAACAAAGTAACGGCGTTAGTTAAAACACAAACCGCAACGTGGAAAATAGACATAGATGAATTAACTCAATATGTTGATCCATTTAGCGGTTGGGCTGAGTAACGATCATATATTCACGTCATGATAAAATTAAAACGTATGGAATTAACATTACAAGAGTTAAATGAAGTGTATTACAGCTTAAATGTATTACTAAACGACAAAGATTCACATTTCGTTAATGTGGATGTAGTAACTAACCTGATAGATAAAATCGGTGATGAGATTGGACGTCTAGCTATGGATGAAGTAAATGAGGAAATAAACGAATTAAAATTAACAGGTAAACTATAATTAAAGTATGAACACAAACGAATTAAAAGAACAACTACAACAGGACTTATTAAGTCTATTAGATGGAATGGGTATTGAAGATACATTATCACCTAGTGATTATGAAAACCTCAAAAACGAAGTATGTGATATAGTAATTACTAACGTTAATAAATTAAAATAACCAGAGTATGAACGTAAACGAATTAATGAACATGAATGATATGTACTATGTAGGTAACATATACGATGTTGATGGTGATGGATGGGTATCGAAAGCGGAAGCACAAGCGATATTAAATGAGATAGGCATGGGTGATGATAACTCAGGCGGATACGGTGACGAGTCACCAGATGAATACAAGCGCATGATGGCTACCGTGGGAATTAAAATCTAATGGGCATGATGCTCGGGCATACAAAGTTCTGAAGGATCGGGTCGCTAGCGGTTGTTAGCGTCCCGATAGCGGTCTGACGACGGAATGCTCCCATGATAATTGCGGTCCATCGACGGGCCGTGGTTGCGCACAAAAAAGCTATGGGGATTTTCAACTCGCACACGATCTCTACGCCCCGACAGTATATACGCATATCCCCCATATTTATACCCGCATTTTCATTTAACCCATTTTGGAACCACTTGCGAAAACCTCAAAATCTCTTTTAAACAAAATTTTTTATGTCGAAAAAGTATATACAGGATTCATTGATGTTAACTAAAGAAGCATTCATCGAAGCGGCGTTACGTCAACAAACCGCGGAAGCCGCGCAATACGGATTAACACTTGATGAATGGCAACAAGCAATAATGAGTGGATCAGTTGTTCAGGCAAAACCTCCATCGGATATTTAACCAAACAAATAAAAGGTTATGGAAATGTTCTTATTTTACGTGTTATTCAGCGGATTATTCATCGCTGGGTTCGTCAGTATACGCGAACACGAAAACAATCATCGTCACACACTACTTGATCTATCAATTAACTTTATCGGTGGTATATTATTCGGTTGGTTAATGCTACCGATAGTTGTAATAATTTATTTAGGACAAATTCGATTAAAAAAATAGTTTAAAACCACAAATCAAATGAAATTAACTAATATCTTACTAGTTTTATTAGGTCATATGGCCTTAATTTACCTTCATCGCTATCGTATGTCTGTCGTTGGAATTAGCCCATTACAATTTATGGGATTTATGCTATTACACGCGATATGGCATTTCTTTACTGCTAAACGTGCGTATATACGTATCTAAAGATTGGTGTTGGTAGCCACAAGACTATAATAGGGAGCGATGGCTTATTGCTGTTTGATATATTTATTGTAAACAATGGCTACATTCAAAATAAAACTAGAAGACAAAGCTGCTTTTCTTAATCAAATGGAAAAAGCAGATGTTGAATTAAATACCAATCAAATGGTAGATAATGAGTTTAAGGGATATTTTGAAGTGACTATTGACGAACCAAAACAATTACAAATAGCTAAAGGTATTTTAAAACAATCTCCAAAAATTAACACCATAAAAGAAATGGAAAATAACAAGAAAAAAATGACTAAAGACGAATTAAAAGAAATGGTTCGTCAAGAATTACAAGCTGTATTAGCTGAAAAGAAAAAAGTTAAAGACGAAGACAAAGAAAAATTAGACGAGAACGAAGAAATTCTAGAAGAATCTCCTGCAGTTGAAATTTTATCTATCTTAGCTGGTGTTGCTGGTTTAGGTTTAGGTAGTGCGGCTATTATGAAAGCACAAGATGTTTTAAAAGCTAAAAAGCCAGAATTATTTAAGAAATTACAAGGTATCAGCGGTGCAATTGGTAAAGCAGATCCTTCTAAAAACTTAGAAGAAACTGAAGTAATTGAAGAATCTCCAGTAATGGATATCTTAGGTGTTTTAGCAGGTGTAGGTGGTTTAGGGTTAGGCAGTGCTGCTATCATGAAGTTACAAGATAAAATCAAACAAAAGAATCCAGAATTATACGCAAAATTACAAAAGGCAAGTAGCGCTATTGGTGCAGCTGATCCTTCTAAGAAATTGTAATAATTCACACATAATATAGAAAAGTAGGGTATCTTGAAAAAGATGCCCTTTTTCTTTGGAGGTATAAAATCCCCTTCGTAACTTCCACCTACGCGGGTTGGGAAAAAGGGAATGGGGGAAATGGGAAAAACGGCGAGGGGTTGGGGAACGGGAAAGCACATATATTTATATATAAACATATATTATGAGATACAAAAATAACGTATTAGATAAATTAACACAATTAGAATCTACTATTACTAAAATTCAATTCCAAGTAAATAGAGGAATGGATCAAGATCAAATTTTAGAGTCTATTGAAGATTTAAAAGAACAAGTAGAAAAAACACGTGAAATGATTTCTTTAGAAGGAGATGATTTTGCACAACAATTCGCTAGATAATTATGTGGTTAACATTATTAATTGTACATATTGTTGAGTTAGCTGTAGTTGGTGGTATATTACTAATTAGACGTAATGCTGCGCTTGAAAAAGCAGTTGTTGAACAACGTCAATATATTGATGCTATTAGTATTATAATTGCTAATTCGGATGCTAAATTAAAGGAATTAGATATTCAAGGTGCATTTGAAGCAGATGATGAAGTAGGAACATTCTTTAATAATTTAAAGGAAATCCAAACCATCATAAGTGATTTTAATAATTCTAGAAACTAGTTTGGTTACGTAACTTTCCTTCCATATATTGGGAGTAAAATTAGGAAATCACTATGTCATATTATGATAATTACGGTGCTGATATTTTCGCCGATGATGATAAATTAGCACTTACTAAACGAGGTAAACCGCGTAAGCGTAAACCAAAAGAACCTCGTATTTATTTCACTCAAGATACTGAAGACGCTATTGTAGAATATTTAGCTTGTATTGATCAAGCTGAACGTAATCGCATTTATAACGACCGTATTGAATATGGTTTTTATAAACTGTCCGAAAACATTATCCATACATTTAAGTTCTACTACACTGATACTGATACTATTGAGGAATTAAAGCACGAGGTAATTACATTCCTACTCGAAAAACTCCACTTATATAAACCTGAGAAGGGTAAAGCATTCTCTTATTTTGGTACTATTGCCAAACGCTATCTTATTGTATATAATGAAAATAACTACAAGAAACTTCAAGAAAAAGTTGATGTAGATGAATCTGATGAGGAACAAATGTCATTATATGAAAATGATAAGAATATTGAGAGTATGCTGGATGGTAATACATTCATGGATCAATATATTAGGTATATAGACAAATATCTGTTTAAACTGTTCCCTAAAAAACAAGATGCTCAAACAGCAGATGCTATTGTTGAATTATTCCGCAAACGCGAAACATTAGAAATATTCAATAAAAAAGCATTATACATTTATATACGCGAAATCACCGACGTATCTACTCCTCAGATTACTAAAATAATTAAAAAACTTAAATTAATATACGTTCAGCTATATAATGAATATTACGAGCACGGACATATAAAGATTTAGTTATTTATATTTATTGATAAACGCATTTATGGCAAATTTTGATGACGTGACAGTATTCGGTAGCACGTCTCTATCGGATCTGTTCAAACAAATACACAAGAATAATAAAGACATCGACAAACAAATCGGTGATTTTATTGATACTATGAAACCAATGGCGACAGCTAACGCGGGTTCTGCAACAATGTTAATGCCTACTGTCAAGGATTTAATTGATGTTAACGTAAAAAATAACGAACAGCTAATTAAAATGGCAGCTATTGCGCAACGTGCAGCAACTGTTAGTAATAATTCGAATAACGAGCTTATTGATATGAGTGAGATTGAAGCTTTGTTGGCTGAACAGAAAGAAGTTCAAGAACAAGGAAAAAAACTATTAGAACAAGCACCTGTTGTTGCAATAAATAACTAATATGAAGTATACTATTGGATCAGCAAACTCTTTTAAAGGATTTGGAAATAATAATTTCTCAAATATTCCACCTCCAACTACTGGTAGAGTATATGGTGTTGTTACAACTAAAGATACACCTACAAAAGCAATGTTTGAAAAAGTAGGTGGATTTAATGCTATTGGTACTGTTTTTTATCTTAGTTACAATGAATCAATTGGTATTGCTGGACGTACAGATGATGCTTTTTTAGATGATTGTAATATTGCTAAACCATTATCATCTCAAATAGCAAATTATCCTGTATTAGGTGAATTAGTTAATATTTTAAACTTACCATCCTCAGATACTCAACAATCACCTTCTTCTACTTTTCCATACTATACTCTTATAAATTTATGGAATAGTGTTCAACAAAATGCCCAACCAGCAAACTATGATGCTAATTTAGGAGTTACATTTGTTGAAAACTCAAACATTAGATCACTACTACCTTTTGAAGGTGATTATATAATACAAGGTAGACAAGGTGGATCTATAAGATTTAGTTCTACAACAAAATTACATAGTGATTCGAATGAATGGAGTAGCATAGGAAATGAAGATAGCCCTATTACAATAGTAACAAACGGACTTAAATTTGATCCTAAGAAAAATTATTATGTTGAACAAATAAATAAAGATGACTCTTCACTTTATCTAACATCAACACAACAATTACCATTACAAACAGATAAAACAGGAGTATTAAATCCACTTACTAATCCTATTGATCCATCAAAATACTTTAATTCTCAAGCTATTTTAAATAGTGATAGAATTGTTTTAAATTCTAAGAAGGATGAAGTAATGTTGTTTGCTAAAACAAATATTGAGATAAGTACTAAAAATATTATTAACTTAAATGCTGATGATAGAGTACATCTTAATGGAGGGAAAGTTTTTTTAGGTACTGTAAATAATCAATTGCCAACTGAAAATATAGTATTGGGTGGTAAATTACACGATTTATTACTTAATCTGATGGATTCACTACATGAATTCGGAACTGGCCTTTCAAGTGTTGTTGGTAGTCCTGAAGGAACACCAGCTACCGATATAATAACTGCTGCTAGGGGTTTATGTACTTCAATTGATAGAATTGAAAAGGATTTAGAAGGAATTTTATCACAACAAAACTTTACAGCGTAATGGCAAATAATTTAAATGTAGGATCTGTAGTTTCTCCTGATGTTTTAAAAACAATATCTGCATCAACAGCAATTAAAACTTTTGGTGATCAGTTAAAGGATAAAGCTAAAGAAAAAGTTGTAGCTGTTATTAGAGATAAAGCTGGAGAATTAGCATCTAATCTTGAACAAGTAATTAAAGATGAATACCAAGCTGGAATTGATCATAATAATGAATTAAAAAGACTAGAAACATTATATCAGCAAGGACAAATTCCTACTAAAGAAGAATATGATAAAGCTGTTTTAGCAGAAAATGAGGCTTATAAAAAACAACAAGAATCTTTTGATCTTCAAAAGAAAAAAATAAACAAGGATATAAATGATATTAATCTAGATCCAGAAAAAAAAATAAAAGAAGATAGAAAAAAAAGAAAAGCACAAAGGCAAGAAAAACGAGCAAAAAATAAAGCTAGAGATACTCAAGCAAAAAGAGATCTTAATAAAAAAGTAATAAAAAATGCTAAAAAAACTTTAGCCCCTATTATAGGATTACAAATCGCTAATCAACTTTCTTCTATTATATCTCAAAGATCAAAATTAGAAGAATTAGTAGATCAAGTAAATACTTATATTGATACAGCTAATACTCCTGAAACCACCACTATTGCTACTAATTTAAGAAATAATACTATTACTTTGATTAATAGCAGTATAGATAAATTACAAAATCTACAAACTATATTAAATCAGATAAATACATATCTAGCTATATTTAATGCTATTGTAACAGTATTATCTGCCATCCCAATACCAACCTCAGTACCTCCTGGTGTTGGTATTCCCGTTAATATAATTACTAGGATTGTTAATACTATTGAAAAAGCTAATAAATTAGTATCTGCATTAAATGTGGTATTGGCTGTTGCTACAATAGCATTGGAAAATGAGGTAAATAAACTAAATGAATTAATACTAAAATTAAAAAATATTAATTTAGATGGATTAAATAGTCAACAATTATCTGATCTTACTTCATCTATATATAATAATGTGGATCAATTTCCACCATATAAAGGATTTAAATTTAAAATTAAAGAAGAACAAAATCAAGCATTTGTTGTTAAAGGCAATAAACGCCGCTACGCAGTTGCGACTAATCGTGACGGTGTAGAGGTTTTAAAAAGCGATTTTTCATTTACGCTAGATCCCAATGATCTAGTAGACCAATTGAAACTAATTATTGATCAACGAAATTTACAAGGATAAAATATTTATAATTATGAACACTAAAGCATTTAAAAGACTAATTAAAGAAGCCGTAATCGATGCTATTCATGAAGAGTTACCATACATTCTTGAAGAGCACATGGCTAAACAAGAGAAAAAATCATTGCGTGAAAACAGAACAATGAGTTTTACTAGCGCCGATGTAATGACAGGAGCAGGCAACCCAGACGTTAGATCGTCACTTCGTAGTAAAATGGGTGAAGCATTTGGGTTTCAACAACCACAACAACAGTTAAAAGTAATTGATGCTGTTGATGAAGCTACAGGTGAAAGGGTAAATCCATTCGCTGCGTTTATTGCTGATGCTGCTGCTAACATGACATCAATGGATAAATCAGGATTAAGAAATTTAGATTAATATGCCACTACCTCAAACAATACGTGTAAATCCGTTAGATTTACGTAAAAATATTGCTATTGGGGTATCGCTACCTTTTAAAGGACCTTTTACAAGTACTTTTACTACTAAGGATCAAATTAAATCTAATTTAATCAATCTTTTACTTACTAATAAAGGTGAAAGAATAATGAATCCTACTTTTGGATGTGATATAAAAAAACAATTATTTCAAAATATTACTACTGAATTACAACAAAAAATTATAGATATTATTGTAGAAGCTGTTAGTATATTCATGCCTGAAATACAAGTTGGATTAATAGAAGTAGTTCCAAATACTGATTATAATCAAATAAATATAACAATATACTATAAAATTATAATATCTAACACCCCAGGCCAAGTAACAATTCAATTTGAAACACTTAGATAAAAATGACAAACGAAGATAAAAATATATCATATTTAAATAAAGATTTTGGTTCCTTTAAAGCAGAATTACAACAATACGCCAAAACTTATTTTCCAACAACTTATAATGACTTTACAGAAGCCACACCAGGTAATATGTTTATTGAAATGGCATCTTACGTTGGTGATGTTATGTCATTTTATTTAGATACTCAAGTACAAGAAAATTTCTTATTATACGCTAAAGAAAAAGAAAATTTATATGCACAAGCATATGTAATGGGTTATCGCCCTAAAGCATCTTATGCTTCAAATACTACTGTTGATATATATCAATTGGTTCCTTCTATTACTAATGGTGGTGTTACAACTCCGGATTATGCTACTTATGGAATTATAGTCCCAACAAATACATCACTCACCTCAACAACAAACGGAACTAAATTTTTAACTACACAACAAGTTGATTTTACAGACACTGGTAGTACTGAAATTACTTTTGTAGACTCTAACTATTATCTACTCAAAAAATCAGTTCCTGCTATATCAGCAGAAATAAAAGAAACTACAATTAATGTAGGTACAAATCAAAAATTTGCTACTACAACTATTACTGACGATAATATATTACAAATATTAAATGTTACTGGTAGTATGGGTAATCAGTGGTATGAAGTTCCTTATTTAGCACAATCATCTATTTTTCAACAAATAGCTAATCCATCATACAATACCGATCAGGTTCCCTATTTATTGCAATTACAAAGAGCCCCTAGACGTTTTGTTTCTAGAATATTATCAGACAATACCTTACAATTAGAATTTGGAGCTGGTTTATCTATAAATAAAACTGATACTCAAATAATTCCAACTCCATCTAATATTCAAGCGGGTATTGTACCTGGTATTTCATTATTAACAAATAATTACAATGAAGCTGGTACTTTCTTTACTCAAGAATATGGTTTAGTACCTAATGGTGATTTAATAGTAAAGTATTTAGTTGGTGGTGGTATTACATCAAATGTACCTGCTAATGATTTAACTACTATAGATACAACAGGTGTAACATTTCCTGGTGGTGGTGGGGCTTTAAATGCTACTGTATTGCAAAGTATAGTATCATCAAATCCAAATCCATCTTCGGGTGGGAGAAATGGAGATACAGTTGATGAAATTAGACAAAACGCTTTATATGCTTATTCAACTCAATTAAGAGCTGTAACTAAAGATGATTATATAGTAAGAGCAATGTCAATGCCTGCTGATTATGGTACTGTAGCTAAAGCATATATTTCACAAGATTTAAATACAAATCCTCAAGAAACGGTAGCCTACACAAGTCCCTTTAATCCACTAGCTTTAGATCTATATATTTTATCATATAATAGTGATAAACAATTAACTACAGCAGTACCAACATTAAAACAAAATTTAGTAACTTATCTTAATCAATATAGAATGGTTACTGATGCTATTAATATTAAAGATGCATATTATATCAATATTGGACTTAACTTTGATATTATTATATTGAGTGGATATTCTAATAAAGATGTAATAACTAATTGTATAACTACATTAAAAGACCATTTTAATACAGATAAATGGCAAATTAACCAACCAATTATCATTTCAGATATTACTTCTAAATTATTACAAGTTAAAGGCGTTCAATCTGTAGTTAAGTTAGAAATAACAAACAAACAAGGAGGAAATTATTCTCAATACGGATATGATATTGCTGGGGCTACTAAAAGTGGAAATATTTACCCTTCATTAGATCCAGCTATATTTGAAATTAGATTCCCTGATGTTGATATACAAGGTAGAGTAGTAGTAAGTTAAAAATTAAAAATAATAAAGTATGAATTTAGACAAATTAAAAGGACATATTCCTGACAAAGTAATTGAACAAATCCCTGGTGTTATAGAAAAATTCCAAATTAACACTCCACTACGCTTAGCTCACTTTTTAGCTCAATGTGGTCATGAATCAGGTGGTTTTCGTTTAACAAAAGAAAATTTAAATTACTCAGCTAAAGGTTTAATGGGTATTTTTAAAAAATATTTCCCAAATGAAGCATTAGCAAATCAATACGCTCGTAAGCCTGAAAAGATTGCTAATAAAGTATATGGTAATAGAATGGGTAATGGCCCTGAAACATCTGGTGATGGTGCTAAGTACTGCGGCCGTGGTTATATCCAGTTAACTGGTAAAGACAATTATACCGCATTTGGTAAATCAATCAACGAAGATATTGCATCTAACCCAACAGTAGTAGCAGAGAAATATGCTCTATTATCAGCTGCTTGGTTTTTTAGTAAAAATGGTTTACATAAATTAGCTGATGGTGGTGCAACTGACGCAGTTGTTACACAAATTACTAAACGTGTTAATGGTGGTACTATTGGTTTAGCTGATAGAATCAAACATTTTAAAGAATATCACGCATTGTTAGCATAACAAAATTATATACTGCCATATTTATATGTAGTAATTACTAATTATGGCGGTATATAAAATTTTTCCTGAAAAAAGTGCTACTATATATTCATTCTACCCAACATTAAACACGGGTATTGATGAAATATTGGAAATTAGTACTTTCGAATCTATAAATGGTACTAATGAAGTATCACGGGTATTAATTAAATTCCCAACAGATCAAATAAACGATACAATCCAGAATAAAGTATCTGGTAAGACTTATGATGCTTATCTTAAAGGATACTTAGCTAATGCTTCTGAAATTCCTTTAAATTATACTCTATTTTCCCATCCTGTAGCTGCTAATTGGAATCAAGGCACTGGGAGGTTAAGCAATGTTCCAACAACAACAGACGGAGTAGGTTGGAAATACACAGATCAATCAGGAAGTATAGTATGGACTAATGGTACATTTTCTAGTGGCATAACAGGATCTTATACTGGGTCTGATATAGGTGGTGGTACTTGGTATACCGCTTCATCTTATCAATCAACTCAATCGTTTACTAACATTTCAACTAAAGACATTGAAATGAAAGTAACAAATACTGTAGCTGCATGGTATGGTATTGCAATACCTAATCATGGTTTTATTTTAAAACATAGCAGCTCATTAGAATTTACTACTACTTCTAAATTTGAAACTAAATACTTCTCAGCAAATACACATACTATTTATCCTCCGTGTCTGGAAATTAGATGGGATGATTTTTCATATAGTACAGGTTCATTAACAGTAGTAACGTCTAGTTATTTTGCCGCTGTTATAAACAACAACAAAGCAGAATATCAACAAGACTCAATTCAACGTTTTAGAGTTGCTGTTAGGGGATTATATGTTCCAACAGCATTTAGAACTATATTAAGTTATGGCAATACACATGCTTTACCTACTTCTTCATATTGGGCAATAAAAGATTTGGATACTGAAGAAATGGTCGTAGATTACGATACATCATATACTAAGATCAGTTGTGATAGTGTTAGTAATTATTTTGATGTATACATGAATGGTTTAGAACCAGAACGTTACTATAAATTACTTATTAAAACAATCCTCCCAACTAAGGAAGTAATAGTAGCTGATAAAGATTATATTTTTAAAGTTGTAAGATAATGTCTCAAATACCAGTACAGAAAACTGTATTTAATAAGGATAGTTATGGCAGAGTAATTGACACTCAATTTAGTCAATTATTAAACCAAACTGTAGAAGAAACTGATACTTTTACAGTGGATGATTTCTTTCAACTGTATGAAGATTTATTTTATCAAATTCCTAAAGAAGGAGATACTAATTCTCATAGATATATTTTACAACGTGAGGCTGATTATTTAGGTGTTAGTATTAGTCAAGATGATATTCAAGCATTATTAAATGAAATTACATCATTAAGACAACAAGTACTTGAATCACAACAAACAATAAACGAATTGACTAAGAGATAATGGCAGATAATATTAAAATAGTAGGAAACATATTAAGCGAACAGCAGGTACCTCGTTATGATGCTGCTGATGTTAATTTACTTGCTACTCAAACAATCCAAGAAGATTTTGGTTTAACTAATGATTATATTGAATATTTTGTTTATGATGCTGGTGAGAATTTATTAAATACAAATTATACTTATAGAGATTTTAAAGCACCATCTACATCATATGTTAATCCAAAAAATAATGGATTACCTATTATTGAGATTGATCCCGTTAAAGATTTACAAAATTTAGGTTATAGATCTGGGGAATTTAGAGTTCAATATAATTTATTTACTAATAAAATTTCAAATTCTGATGCTGAATTATTCTTAAAAGAAATATCAGCAGACAGAACTGAATTAAGAGTAGGATCTACTATTTTAACTAATGAACAAATTGAAAGTGGATCTTTAGAACTTATAAATGAATATACTAATTCTCCTTATTTTGTAGATTATCTTTTAAATTTTAGTAATAATACTCAAGTAGTAGTAGTAAACGTTGCTCTTAATAAGGTAGAAAGTGGATATGAAATACTATTTAAATTATACCACCCACTCCCAGACAATATTCAAGAAAAAAGTACATTGTGGGTAGTACAGGAAAAATCAAATCCTTACTCTTTTGATATTAATTTAGATACACTAATAATTCAGGCTCCCGGTCCTAAACTAAGAGGTCCTAATTTTAATATTGATATTCCAAACCAAAACAACATTGCTACATCATATCAAAATTATACTAGTTTAGTTAATAGTATTCAAAATGTATCTACATCTTCATATCAACAATTATTAAGTCTAATTACATCACAAAGTATTGATATAAATGTAGACTATACTAACTTTACAAATTTTTCATTTTTTGGTTCTGCTAAACAGAGAGTTATTAATTTTTATGGTAAAGTAAAACAAATAGAAGATTATAATAACCTTATAGTTAGTTACATACCTAATGTTTCTACTATTGGTAATTTAGCTTTAGAAATATCATCATCTAAAAACGCAATTAACACCATTATATCTCAGTTTGATGGATATGAACAATACTTATATTTTGAATCAAGTTCATACGCATGGCCCAAAACTACTACTACTACTCCTTATGCTTTAGCAACAACAGCATCTGCTCAAACATGGTATAGTGCTCTTACAGGTAGTGCTGAGGTTTATGATGAAAATAACCAAAATAATTTATCATTTACTTTACCTTCATTTATTAAAGATGATGAAGATAATGATCCATATATTACATTCCTTAATATGGTTGGTCATTATTTTGATAATATTTGGATTTTCTTACAAGCAATAACTGATATTAATCTAGCAAATAACAACCTAGAAAAAGGCGTTTCTAAGGATTTAGTATACAATGTACTACAATCATTGGGAGTAAAATTATACAACCAATACGGCGATTCAAACAATATTAATTTTTTAGTTGGTGTGAGTGGTAGTTCTAATTGGGATAATAACTTTACCTCAACTGGTTCTTATTTAAATGCAATACCACGTAAGGATTTACTTGCTGAATCTTATAAAAGAATTTATCATAACTTACCTCTATTATTAAAAACAAAAGGTACAGCTTATGGTTTACAAACATTAGTTTCTACTTTTGGTATTACTGGTAGTGTATTACAAATAAAAGAATATGGTGGGGATATTAAATCAGGGTTATTAGATGAATTTAACAATGATAAAATTAGAATTGTATCTAATACCGTTACTGGTAGTGTGTTATCTCCATTTATTAGTTTACAACAGCAACCTACATCATCAACCCAATTTAGAACAAATGATTTACATTATGTAGATATATCATTTTCACCACAAGATAAAATTGATATATTTACTTCTGCTTCTATAGCTGTAGCATCACCAACTTGGAGTTTAGATGATTTTATTGGTGACCCTAGATTTCAATATAACCAGATTTATCCTACATTAGAAACTGAGCGTACAATTTATTTATCTCCACTAACGGCCTCTATAGTACCCTATACTGGTTCTTTAGCTAGTGGATCAATTGGGGCTACTGACTATAATAGCTTTATTCGTTTAATTCAGTTTTTTGATAATTCATTATTTAAAATGTTGAAAGATTATGTTCCCGCAAGAACAAGTCTATCAACAGGTATTACTATTAGTTCTCCTATTTTAGAGAGAAACAAATGGGTTTTCGCAAATCCATCTTCTACCTCTGAAATTGAGGTAGAGGATGGTACTATCAATGGTCCTTCTATTCAAACAGAATATACTGATCTTTATCAAGGTATTAATTATGATAATAAGGTAGCTTATTATGATGGTAATTTAACTGGAAGTGGAATTAATGTTCATAGTTATTTTGTTAGTGGAAATATAAATCCTTATTTATCCAATATAGCTGTTTGGAATGCTCAAAATCCAATATCTGAAAGTATTGATTTAAATAAATTTGCTCATTCTGATTATAATGTAATGTTAAATAATGTTTCTAAAAGTTTAACATCACGTAATAGACAAGATATTGAATATATTTTTGGTACAACACAAAGCATCATATCACCAGTTGAATTACAAGACTCATACGAATCTTTAAAAACCCACCAACTATCAAGATATGATGGTGTTAAAATATCTAGTTTAAAATATAATACTTACACTAGTGCTTCATCAACTTATGAAGGTGATACTTCATTTGGTAAAACAGCTACAATAGATAAAAACGTAGTTAAATTAGGTCTATTTTCTGAAATAACAGAAAATGTATATTTACCAAAACGTAACAATGCTATATTAAAATATTTAGTGGATATTGATGGTAATTTAACTGAACTTAACCTTCGCAATACACATTGGGAAGAAATTCAAAATACCTTTATAGCAGGAGATACAGGAAGTATATCCCAATTCAACAACCAGCTATATTCTAATCAAAAGACTACGGATGGTGAAAAAATAATTTATAGCAGTGGATATAGTTATTCTCCACTATTATATTTTTCTACATGTTCATCTGATCCTAAATTATCTTTCCAAAATCAAGGAAACCAATCAGCTTACTTAGCTACAGCTCAAAACTTAAGCTCATCTTTCTTTGTAAGCGGAAGTCCAATACTAGGATTCCCAGTAACAATGAGTGCAGGTATTGGAGGAACTAATGCTGTTGTTAATATATTTAACAATGCAATCAATACACCTTCTACACCAGTACAGTATTACTACCCAGGAGCTTTAAATCATGTACCTACATACTCAGCTCAAGAAACAGGACAATATAGAGTAAATGCTTCTGTGGGTATGAATATTACTATGGCTGATGGTGCTCATGCTACTTGGAGTTTAGAAATGTATAAAAATGGCACTTTAGCAGCTAGTTCAACTCAACAAATGTATTTTGGGAATGTAATAGGGGATTGTTTCGGGTATGATGTTACAAACAATACTCCATCTACCAACTTTGTTATTAGTTATCCCTTATGTGCTGATGGAACAACACAAAACATAAGCCTACCCCCAGGCACTACTGTTCCTATATGCTCTAGGTCATACCCTATAGTAAGAAGAAGTTCTGGAGACCCAGCAAGTCCTGCAGAAGTTACTGTATTAAATGTTCTTACACCATGTGATACTTACACAGTTTCTGTGGGAACTACTCAAAATGTAAACTTTAATATTGATAAAGGAACTAATAATACTGATTATATTTCTCTTACAGGTGGAACAGGATTAACTGGGGATAAATTATATTTCCAATTAAGACTATTAGGTATAAGTAGCGACAACTATACTGCTTCTCTTACTCCTAGTAATTTATCTGTTGGATCTTTAGCACTAAGTACTGGATATTCTGTTACAAACTGCCCTTATATAACCGGTTCAACTTCTACTTCAATTACATTTACTAATTCATTATCTAATTTTTACAATGGTGGGTACTTATTCACACCAAACCCAGTATCCGGTTCTAAAAACAGTTTATATGGAACTTATTTCGATGTAGATTATACATTTGATCCTAAAGAAAACGATATAGTTGTTTTACATTTATCTGATAGTAGTGTTTTAGAATATGTTATTAGTAAATTAAGTGTAAATCCAACAACAAATGAATTAACATTGCATTTTAATGAAGAGTTATCATTATCAACTATATATGATTTAACAAATAATAATTATAGAAGATTTTTATTACTATCAAGAAGAAAAGATGAAACTAACGTTGTATTAAACTTTGTTAGACGTAATGGTAAATCATCAAATGGGTTCTTAATACCTGAAAATATTAGTCAAACCGTATTGAACAATATTGATGTAATAACTAAAGAAGTAAAGCAAAAAATACTTGGAGATCAACCAATAATTAATGACCTTAATGGTGGAACTTTTCCTTAATAGTCCCTAATAATAAAATTTTAATTTAACATATTTATTAGTATATACAACATAAAGAATTATGGCAATTTTAAATCCTACGACAGTAACTGTAGATGCAATATTAACCACGAAGGGCCGCGAATTATTGGCTCGTAACGACGGTTCATTCCAAATTACTCAATTCGCATTAGCTGATGATGAGATTGATTATACTTTGTATAACCCAAATCACCCATCAGGATCTGCGTTCTATGGTGAAGCAATTGAAAACACTCCTGTGTTAGAAGCTTTCCCTAACGAATCACAAATTATGCGTTACAAATTAGTAACTTTACCTCGTGGTACATCTAAATTACCAGTTATTAACTTAGGTTATAACAGTATTATATTACGTCAAGGTGCTTCATTAACAATTACTCCACAAACCTTAAATTATTTAGGTTCTACAAGTACATTTGAAGCAAATGGTTACACAGCTACAATTGCTGATTCTCGTTTAGTATCTTCATTTACAGGTACAGGTATTACTTCAACAACACCACCTGCAGGATTAAACACAACTACAGGAACTGTATTATCAGTAACTCAAATTGGTACTTCATTCACGTTAACAGGTACAACAATTAATACATTATTTGGTTCTACTTTAACTTCATTAGCTACTACAATCACTGTGATTGGTAGAGATAGTGGTGCAAGAGTTACTATTCCTCTTAATATTCAAAAAGTATCATCAATCTAATTTAACATATGTCATTTTCAAGATATAACACCGAAGATTCAGTAATCAGTTCAGAAACCGTAGTTAGAGGTTTATGGGGTGGAGATAATAATTCTCTATCTACATTTTTTACCCAAAGTGGATACACTGAATATTATCTAGATGTATACAATGGAGATCCTTCAATATCAGGTTCTTCAGTACAGTTTTCAATTCAATATGGTAACCTAAATGGATCTGGATCTAATTTAATTAATCCTAATATCCCATTAGGTGGATATACTCCATCTCGTGTAGTATATGGTGAATATAGAAATTTAGTTTACGGAACTGAAACCACAAACTTTAGCTTTGATAATGGTGCAACAACCGCAAATGATATATTTGTAATTAATGTTGCTCGTTCTCGTTATAAAGAATCTTTATTACCTAGTTCATTTAATTTAACCTTAGGAAGTGGTAGTAATACAGTTAGATTAACTGATGATAGCGGAACTACAAGTTTAACTCGTTTTATTGGTGAAAATAAAGTATATTATGTTATTAGCGGAAGTAATGGTAATGCATATACCCCAGCTGCTTCATCTTCATATTACGGAATGGTATTTCCTGATTTAGATATTATTGTATTAAATGCTTCTGCATCATCAACAGTATCTTTAACTAATGTATTTGCTCCATTAGCTCAAACTACATCTTCAGCTAATTATAATGCCATTAAATTATATAATTCGATTGTTAGTGGATCTTCAACATTCCCTTTTCAATTAAAATCATCTGAAACTGTTTCTTCAAGATATTTCTTTACAAGAGTAAAAAATAGTGAGTTTAACTATACTTCAAATCCATCTATTATAGATGCAAATGGCAACTTATTATACACAACTTTAATTAACAATCCTCAAACATACGTTACAACAGTAGGTATGTATAATGATAATAATGAGTTGTTAGCAGTAGCTAAATTAAGTAAACCATTAACTAAAGACTTTACTAAAGAAGCTCTAATTAGAATCAAACTAGACTATTAATGCATGTCTTCATTCAAAAAGTTAAGCAAATCAGACGTTACAGTAGTACCTTACCATGCTAATAAGCAATGGATACTGGATTATTGCCCATACCCTACATCATCTGACTATTTAACTATTTATAAAGGCACAAACCTTACTGGGAGTTTTTCTTTAGATGACGATCCCGTTACTGAAAATCAATATGAAAGACTAGTCTATAATCAAATCAACCAGTTATTCTATCAAGATTATACTACTTCTTTAGATACTAGTTCGTTAATGCTTTCACTTAACAACTACGAATCTGCATCGCAGCAAAGACCAACTTCATCTTATTTTGTATATAACGACAATAAGAATTTAATTACCCTCTTCCCTACAGGTACTATGGAAGGAATCCGTGTGTTAGCTGTTAATCAAGACATTTATGGTAATAAAGTATTACCAAACCACTTTATCTTATCTTCATCTGCATATTATGTAACTGATGATGGTTTTGGTAATTTATATGATACAAAATCTACAAAAAAGCATATTGGAAATATGTTTTATGCTCATGGAATAGGAATTATAACTGACCCAGATTATCAATTAATGTTTCCTTTACCTCCATTAGCTAAAAATGATATTGCTTATTTTCTAAATACTGATTTTCCTAAAACTATCTCTCCATTAATTAATGACGATCCTAGAGGAGGAACATTAGTACCTAGTACTTTAACTTTATCTGGTAGTGCAGCTGATTTAGTATTTTGGACTAATAACGGTGATGGAACTGTTACTCTAAATTCATCAGTTGTCGGGACATATGTAATTTATTATACTGTGGAATCTAGTTATGATTGTGGTAATATTCCAAGTAATAAAGCTAAAATAGCAGTAAATGTAAGTATAACATTAACACCAACCACAACAACTAGTACTTCTACATCTACATCAACAAGTACTTCGACGAGTACATCTACTTCAACATCGACATCAACAAGTACATCGACATCAACAAGTACATCTACTTCTACAAGTACTTCAACATCGACAAGTACTTCAACATCGACAAGTACTTCAACGAGTACTTCAACATCAACATCAACAAGTACATCGACATCAACAAGTACTAGTACAACAACTAGTACAACAACTGCTCCTCCAATAATATTATCTATAGCTTATGTTGATGCAGCAGGAAATATAAGATTAGAAGGAAATTCAGCAACTACTTTAACTGAAAATATTGAATTTCAAGTAATTAGAAGTGTTAGTCATGCTTATACATCACTAAATTGTGGAGCAGGGGAAATATCACAAAGTAATTTCTTTACAGCACAAACAACAACAATATTTTCTGGTAATACTACAGGACAAAGTGTTGATATATTCTCTACAGGAACTGTTCAAACAACTAAAATAGATTCAGTAACAATACTTTGGTCAGATTCATCATCAACTGCCGTACCAAATAATAACACTACTGTCACATCACCAGTAACAGGAAAGAATTATAAAATAACTAATATTGATACTTGTACTCCTATTTAATAAAAAATTTGGAGTCATAAATTAGGATAATTATATTATAGTTATGAAAAATTTACGTTATATTTGCGTTCAACCTCGTCTGATATATTATGCCTGGCAAGTAGAAGTTATGATTAATAACTTTATTAAAAATGGAATCAGTGGTAATAATATTGATATTCTAGTTGCTTGGAACTCCAATGACGATACTAATACCCCAGAAGTAATAGAAGCTTGGAATAAATTAGCTAATACATACAATTATGTTAGATTCTTCTTCTATGAAGATACTAGAGAAGATATGAATTATATTCCTTCTATTTACTTTAATATATTAAAACAACACATTAAGGCCCACCCAGAACTAATAGACCAACCTCTATTTTTACACGATTCTGATATCTTATTTACAAAACCAGTTGATTTTAGCAGTATGCTAAATGATAAAATTTGGTATTTAAGTGATACTGTTGGTTATATTGGAACTCAATATGTTTTAACAAAAGGTGAAGATGTTTATAAAGGAATGTGTAATATAATAGGAATTGATCCTTTAATACCTAAACTATTAAATTCAAATTCTGGGGGTGCTCAACATATTGTTAAAGGTTCTACTTATGAATATTGGGATAAAGTAGAAAAAGATTCAATTAGATTATATAGATGGTTTTGTGAACAAGAACCTTTATGGAAGGGTGAAGGATATCCAATTCAAAAGTGGACTGCAGGTATGTGGTCACTATTATGGAATGCTTGGTTATTTGGTAATGAAACTAAAGTAGATAAAAGATTAGATTTTTGTTGGGCAACTGACCCTATTAATGGATGGAATAATGTATCAATATTCCATAATGCTGGTGTGACAGAACATGGTAAGTTATTTATGAAGGGTAATTATATTAATTCATATCCATATGGCATAGAAAACACGTTTGATTCTAATTTTTGTTCATATAACTATGTTAATGAAATTATAGAAACTTCTAAAAAAACATGTTTAATATGATTTTACCAAAAATATCTTGTATATGTCCTACCTTTTCCAGGGCATATCTGTTGGAAGAAGCTCTTGAATCTTTCTTAAAACAAGATTACCAAGGAGAAAAAGAATTAATAATATATAATGATTTCTCCCAACAAGAATTTATATTTGAACACCCAGAAGTAAAAATAATTAACTCATTAGAAAGATCCCCTAATTTAGGACACAAATGGAATGTAACTTATAGTTATGCTACTGGAGAATATTTACTAACATGGGGGGATGATGATATTTACTTACCAGGCAGAATAAGTAGAATGGTTAACAATTTAAATCAGTCTGATTTTTTATATGAAGGTCCATTTTATATACTCTACGGAGATGTTCTTTACAAAAAACCAAATCAAACACAAGGAGCAAATATAGTTTCAAGAAAATTATTTGATGCAGTAGGAGGAGTACCAGAAAAAAATACAGGAGAAGATGCCGCTTTTAATAATAGAATAGCAGAGTATTTAGGTAAACCCC